TTTTAAAGTCGATGACATCCTGAAAGCTCAGGGTGATATCGACATGCTTGCTGGCGCATCTGGTGATGCTGCTGAGCAAATGCGTATTGCTGTTGAGACTCAAGTCCTATCTAGCATAGTGACTGGTGCTACGACTATTCAGGCGCAGGCTACTCAAACTTCAGGCAGCATACTCGCCTCGATTCTGAGCATGGGTCAAGCGCTTGATGAGCTGAATATTCCAGAAGAAGGGCGATTCATCGTTCTTTCGCCTGAGTTTATTTCGCTGCTCAAGCTGTCTGAACTCCGACAGGCTTACCTGACAGGTGATGGCACATCGCCACTGCGTAATGGTCAGGTTGGTGTGGTTGACCGCTTTAAAGTCTTCAGCAGCAACATGCTGTATACGCCAGCATCTGGTGCAGACGCCGGCTATACACACGTTATGGCGGGTCACCCCAAGGCGACCTGTTTCGCTTCTCAGTTTACTAACACTGAGACTGTGCGACTGGAAAGCACCTTTGGTGACGGCATTCGTGGCCTGAAGGTTTACGGCTCCAAAGTCGTAGTGCCTGACGCGCTTGTGATCGGTAAGTGGACTTAATAGGTCCAATCGTTAAGCGGGGGAGGGCAACCTCCCCCTCTTCTCATCAGAATAACTGGATGCACTATGATTGACGCTCCAACAAAGAAAGACCAAATATTTGCTGAAGCCAAGAAAGACTTCGGCGTTCAGCTGGACCGCAGAATGACTTGTGCGGATCTTTCTGACCAGCTTGAAAGATTAAGAACCTCTGGAGTTGAGACAGACACCGCTGATACTCCAGCGCAAGTTCCGAAGCGGGTCCGAAATATTATTACTGGCAACGAGTTTGATTACGACCCTGTATGGGCAAAACATCCAGACTTGTTAATCATTGAGTGGGAGACACCTAGTGGCGACAACTAAAGTTGTAAACATAATTAATCGAGCCAGCATTATTTTGCAGGACACCTCTAATGTCCGCTACCCTAATGAGGAACTGCTAAAGTTTTTTAATGACGGACAGCGGGAAGTGGTGCTGCACCGCCCAGACGCAAAAACAGAAAATGCGTCATTTCAATGCGGTGCCTCAAGCAAACAAGTGCTGCCAGCTTCTGCGCTAAGACTGATCGATGTTGTGCAAAATGTTGGTGGTCGCGCAGTTACGCAGATAGACCGCAAAATTCTAGATGAAACACTTCCTGACTGGCACAACCAAGTCGCTGATGCTACCAAAAAAATTGAGCATTTTGTTTATGACTCGGCGGACCCCAAGAACTTTTATGTGTACCCGAAGGCTACAACGGCTATGTATCTACAGCTGGTTTACAGCACTGCTCCAGTCGATATAGCCATTACCAACTTTTCAACTGACACCACCGTCATCTCTGTGGACGATGTGTATGCCAACTGCCTGCTGGACTTTATGCTATACCGAAGTTATCAAAAGGACAGTGAATACGCAGGCAATAGTGAAAGATCTATGATGCATTATTCTGCCTTTGCCAATTCGTTGGGCATTAAGACCAGAGCTGATTCGGCAGTTGATCCAATGCCAAACAACCCTGATCGTAATGCTCAGAGGGCATAGATGTGAAGTATTTGGATCTTGGACCTTATGTTCGCTCTGAGGCGCAGGGTGTTCCCGATTACTTACTAGAACGCTCTGTTCGTGAGGCGGCAATAGACTTTTGTGTAACAACAGATGTGTATCGTCCTGAGCCAGAACAAGTCAATGTTAGCGCTGGAATTTCAGAGTATGATCTGAGCATTCCGGCAGGAACAGAGCTTAACCACATTATTGACATCTTTAGAGACCGAGACCGGCTAACGCCGGTTTCTTACGCCAGACTTTTGGAGATTACGGGGGATGGGACTAGCAGTGGGCTTCCCACGAAATACTCGCAAAGAGACAATACTGTTTTTTATTTGGCCCCCATGCCTTCCTCCGCAGAAACTCTTAGCGTTCTTTATTCTCTCAAGCCCAGCGCAGCCTCAACAGCGATCCCTGACACCGTCGGTAAAGAATACCGAGAGGCAATAGTTCACGGCACTCTCTATAGATTGCAAATGATGCCTAATCAGCCTTGGTCAAGCATGGGTCAGGCACAGAACAACAAGGTTTTGTGCGACAAAAGAAAATCAGAAATCATGCGGCAAGTTCGATATGGCTATGCCGGCGCGGCCTTGACCGTGCGAAGTAGAGGATTTATCTAATGGCATATTCTCAAACAATCAACTTGGTAGCGGGAGACACTCTGCCAGAGCTTTCCGTGTCCTTAAAGGACTCAAGCACCCCCGCTGCTGGAATGGTGCTTGACGCAGAGAATGCAGACACTTGGGCGGCAATAGACCTGAGTGCGGCGTCCGTATTAATGAGAATCAGGCCGCTTGGTTCACTTACAATATCTTCCACTCTAACGATGATCGTAACCAGCGCTGTCGCAGGAAAAGTAATAACGCAATTTCCGTCTGGAACGCTTAGCGCGTCAGGGTTATTTGAAGCCGAGATTGAGATTAATTACAATGACGGAGGTAAACATACGGTCCCTGAGCTTATAAAGCTTAAAGTTAGAGATGGTTTTGATTAATGGCAAAATCATTCTTTAGCGGGTCGTTTCTTAAAACAGTAGTTTCGCTAAGCAAGCTGCGGGCGTCTGTAACACACGAAGATCTTCAAGCGACTCTAACACACGAAGATCTGCAAGCGACTTTACTGCATACAGATGTTCGCGCCATAGCTCTGTTTGTGCCTCCATCGCCGTTTGTGCGGCCTAATGAAAACCTGTCCGTATTAGACGTTTGCGTGACACTCCTTGCGCCAAAAACTACAGGGTCAATTTTTAACGGGCCGCTAATAAACAACTTCATGTTTAACGAGTAGGAAAAACGCAAATGCACCAAGACAGCATAACGCTTAAGGGTAATTTAAAAATTTATCTGAATAATGAATTCGTGCAAAGCGCATCAAACCTCGTTGTGACAACCGGAAAAGAATTTGTTGCCAGTCGCATGGTGGGCAGCGCAGCCGCTCTTATGAGTCACATGGCAATAGGCACAGGCACAACAGCACCAGCTGCCGAGAACACAACCGCTGAGTCCGAGGTGGCAAGGGTAGCGTTAAATTCTGCATCTGCATTAAGCACCGCTGTAACGTACACCGCCCACTTTCCTGTCGGGGTGCCATCATTCGGCGGCGCAATAACTGAGTCCGTATTGTTAGACAGCGCCACGGGTGGAGCCATGTTGTGCCGGACAGTGTTTCCAGTCGTTAATAAATTGGCAACAGACTCGCTCACTATTGAGTGGGTTGTACAGCTAAATTAAAGGTTTCTAAGATGGCTTTAAAATTCTCCAACAACGCGACTACAGTTTTAGCACAGAGTCTTTTGGCTGAAAATTTAACTGTACAGTGTGTAAGCCTAACGTCCTTTCCGACACTTGGGGTTGATGATTACACCTATGCGACCTTAGCAAAATTAGACAGCCCAACAGACATGGAGATTGTAAAGGTTACCGGAATCTCAGGCAGCACAGCGACAGTTGAGAGGGGACAGCAAGGCACGACAGCTCTCGATTTTGTTGCCGGCAGTCTGTTTGAGCTGCGTCTAACTGCTGGTTCATTAGATGACTTGGCCGGTGATATTACCACGGTTGCCGCTGCGCTCTATGGTCTTGGACCAGTTGTCGCAGCAAATACCGCAAAGGTGACATACACCAACCTCCTTCCATTAGACAACACATGGACAGCACTCAACACGTTCACTGCTGGCCTAGAGAGCACAGGCGCAGGCGCTAACAGCTTCCGAGCTGGATTTAATTCTGGAGCTACTACGCAGGGCGCAACCGCTGTAGCTGTTGGTGACTCAGCAGGCCAAACTGCACAGGGATCTAACGCTCTAGCTCTAGGTAGGAAAGCTGGAACTACATCGCAGGGAATAGCCTCTGTTGCTATCGGAAACTTCTCAGGTAACAGTGGTCAGCTCAACAACGCAGTGGCTATAGGTAGCGGCTCAGGCCAGACTACACAGGGAACAAGCGCCGTAGGTATAGGTGTCAGTGCTGGTAACAATACGCAGGGCGCAAGCGCTGTAGCTATAGGGAACCAATCCGGTCTGACTACGCAGGGAACAGGCGCAGTCGCTATAGGAGAGTCAGCAGGAGGCACTGCACAAGGCAACTACGCTGTAGCCATCGGTAGACACACTGGCCTGTCTAATCAGGCAGGGACAGCCACCGCAGTTGGATACCAAGCAGGTTCCACGGATCAGGGTTCACGCTCTGTTGCTCTGGGATACCGAGCAGGACAAACCAGCCAAGGCAACAACGGCATCATCATCAACGGCACTGGTGTTGCACTAGATGATGCCACTAATGGTCACATCCACATAGCTTCTAGTTTAGCCTCTTTAGACTACGACACGGCAAATGGCAAATGGACTGCCACAGACACTACTGGCGCGTTTGATCTTCGTCCAGACGTCGACCCCCAAATAGCTATTAACACATCTGCTATTGCTCTCAATACAGCCAAGGTGGGCATAACTGTAGGACAGACGGATGCCATTGTAGCGAACACCGCTAAAATCAGCTATACCGATGCAGCGGCAGTTGCGCTTAATACAGCCAAGGTGGGCATAACTGTAGGACAGACGGATGCCATTGTAGCGAACACCGCTAAGGTGACATACACCGATTTACTACCGCTAGGCAACACATGGGCTGGACTCAATACGTTTACCGCTGGGCTGAGAAGTGAAGGAGCTGGCACTGACTCTGTAAGGATTGGCACTGATGCAGGGTTAACAAGTCAGGCGAACACATCAATAGCAATTGGGAAAGAGTCTGGCAAGTCAGGCCAAAAAACTGGAGCGTTGGCTATCGGCAATAACGCTGGTTTTTCTAACCAAGGCCAAAAAAGTTTTGCGCTCGGCTTGCAAGCAGGAAAAACCGACCAAGGGAATTTTTCCATTGCAATTGGAAACAGTGCAGGAAAAACAAGCCAAGGAGACAAAGGGGTTATTATATCAGCAAATAGCGTAGCCCTTGAAGATACCACAGACAGCCATATACACATAGCAAGTGACGAAGCCTCTATCAATTACACCTCTGCGGCTGGGTTTAGTGTGACCTCTACCGTTACGGCAGCAAACAAGTTTACCGCGGCAGCATATTATCTTGCTGGTGCAGGAGGTGCGGCAGGAAGTGTAGTTGGATACTACGGCCTTAGAATTTACAGTATGAACGGTGATTATTTCTGGGCAGCAAACACAACGCCAGCGTCATACGCTATGCAGCTAGGCTCGACCACAGGAAATCTTGCCCTACTTGGAACATGCACAGCCACAAGTTTTGTAGGAAGTGGGTCGGCATTAACAGGGCTGTTAAACTTAGCAGATTTAAAAACACTCGTTGCAGCAAGCGCAGACTTTGCAGACTTTCAGACTAGAATAGCAGCACTATAAGGAAACCAAGATGAGCAATTATAAAGAGTCACAGCAATCAGGCTCAGTCTATACGAGAGCTTCATCAATTAGCATTGCTAACGGTTTAGAAAACAAATCAATCCAGTTTATGGAGGAAGAAGTTTTTATTGCTGAAAATGGCGACATGCTTTCAAGACCTGTACTTGGCAGCTTGTCAGAAAAACTAACAGCAGAAAACATGGAAACTACCTTTCCAATAATTAATCCAGAGACAGGCGAAGATACAGGGGCAGAGGGGTCTTTTATAAACTTTCAAGTATTGCTTCACTCGCTATACTTGTTTCTTGCAGAGCGCAGAGATGTCGCAGAGGTTGATGAAAGTGAATAGCTTAATTCAATGGATAAAGAATTGGGGCT